TGCTTGCGTCGCGTCGAGGACTTCAGTGCCGACCTCGGCGCTGTGGCTCGCCGCGCTCTGGGCGTTGGCCGCGCCATTTCTGACACCACGTTCTACCGCCTTCTCACGAAGCAGAGCGCGAGCGGCCTGCGTGAGACGGTCTGGAATCAGGTGCTCGACTCCATCAACGCTCAGCCAGCCTGCGCTCGTGCGCGCGCAGCAGCAGCGCCTCCGCCAGTCAGGTGGGCGAAACCCTGCGAGACGCTGTCGGCCTGGTCGTCATGGCCCACTGGGAGCGCAGTCATCTCCTCGACGAATGCCTGCGTCCACGGCCCCCGCACCAGCACCATCGGAGAGACATTCGCAAACCCGGCGAGCGGTTTCCAGCCCTCATCCTTGGGACCAGTTTTCCGCACCGGGATGACCTGGTACCCGAGCAGTGGACGAGTCTGCCAATTGGTGATCGTCATCTTGCCCGCGCTCCCAGGCTCCTGCTCCATGAGGATCGGCACTCGACGCCCATCGCTCGATGCCGTGGCGACCACCCGACGCTCGGTCGGTCCAGGGTCCTCGCGAAATCGCTCGATGTGAGACACCACGAAACGGGGGGCGGTCCTCGAGTCAGGCGCCCACAACCCCAGCCTCGCGCCGACCGACCAGTCCGGATCCCTGCCCGGCTGCTCCTTGGTCGCAGCGAAATCCCAACTGCGCAGCCATCGGACGTTGGGGGGCTCGACATCAATCCAATCAAAACAGGCGATGTTGAAAAAACGGCCGCTCGCCAGCGCGTCCCAGTCGCCATGCTCCAGCTGCGCCCTGGTGATCGGGTCGAGCTTCGCCAATTGTGCCCTGTACGCAGGGAGGTCGAGACCTGGATTGTCGGCAGCGAGCGACGGAACGAAATGCGCCCCCTCGGCCTGCAGCCCCTGGTGGCGCGCCGACTCCACGGCGTCGCTGGACGGAGGCGACACGTACAGACGAGGCGCCGGCAGCGGGACGCTCCTCTCGCGATGCGCCCGAAGATCCTCGCGTACGTCCCGGCCGCTGACGACGTGCCGCGCCTGCTCGATGAAGCGCTCCCTCACCCACGCCTGTCCGGGGCCGCCCGGGTTTGCAGACGCTCGCACGCGCAGTGGAATCGCCTCGTGTCTCAGCCGACGCACGCGCGAGAACAGGTAGCGGTAGTGCTTCTCGTTCCACTGCCCGAGCTCATCGACGAACAGAAAATGGAATCTGGAGCCCTGGTACCGCAGCAGGTCGCGATCGAACTGCAGATATCCGAAATGGATCGAACTCTCTGGCTTCCCGGGCCGTGTCTGGAAAAAGTAGCTGTTGCTCTCGTCGTCCCAGCGGCAGAGCCCTGCTGCTTCGGCGCCGCCGAACCACCCGCGCGCCCGTGCGAGGATCGCGTCGGGCATGAGCAGGTCGACCTTCGTGCGCCTGAAAATTCCGGCCGAGTACCCGGGCACGTCGATGTACTGCAGCGCCGCCATCAGTCCTGCGTCCGATTTGCCTCCACCCGCCGCGCCACCAAAGAGTGCCTCCTCACAGGTCAGCGCCAAGAACTCCAGCTGCTGGGGCGATGGTGGATGCGGGATCAACGCCCTGGCCGATCGCAGCGACTGCGTCGCTCGCGTGGCTCGAAGCAATCGCAATTCCCCCAGCGCGAGTTTCGCCAACGATGGCCGAGAGCGCTCGCTCAAGAAGTTGGTCTTCACCAGAAAACTCCCTCTTCAAACGCTCGATAGCTGCCGTGAGTTCCTGCTCGACAACCACATGCACCCGCGCCCCGAATGCCTCGGGCTCGGTCACGCTGGCGATGAAGGCGATGCCCCGCCAATCCTTCCGTTCGGTCGCCTTCCTGGTGATGTCGGCGCGATACCACCTGCGGCGCTTTGCTCTGGCTTGCTCTAGGGCTTTGACGAATTCGCGATAGATGCCCTTCTTCTGCGCCTCGCCCTTTCGCACCCACATCATCGCGGCCGCGAGGGAAACGCCGACCAGAAGGCACGCGTCCGTCATCGTGGCGCCGAGGGTGATCTCGTCCAGCATCTTCTTTTGCGTCTCTGCAGTCAGGAGGGGTGCTCTGCCCCTCCCCCGGGTTGCCTTTGGGACTGCGTTCGTCATGGCTCGACCTTACCGCCGGGGCACTCCGGGGCGGCTTGGCCCGAGGCCAGCCTCTCGTATCTCGCCTGCCATTCGTTCGCGCGCGCGATGGATGCGCCCAGCGCCTCGTCGGTGGCGCCGCAGGCCCGCTCGACAATCGCATCGACCTCGCTGGGCTCGTAGAGCCGGGGGACCGCCTGCTCATGATCGATCGAGACGACCTCCGTCATGAGGTACCTGGGGGCGCTCGCAGCCTCGGACTGCATCGCGGAGTAGACTTGGCCGCCCCAAATCACAGCCTCCGGGAAAACCGCTCCTTCGATGCGCACCGCACCGATTCGCTCGCCATCGTTCTCCGCGTAGAGGTCGATCGCCAGGCTCACGATCGCCCCCCGATCTGAATGCCGCGCAGCGCAGCCTCGCGCTCGATGAGCTTCGCGCCGTTCATGTCTCCGCTGGAACGAGCCCGCTCAAGCGCCTGCGCGAAGATGCCGCGCTCGGCGTAGCGATCGCCCCGCGCGAGCCGACGCCTCGGATGGAGCATCGAGAGCCACCACGCCGCATTCGTGACCAGCACGCCACCGACGAACCCAACGACTGCGATCACCACGTCCTGCTGTGCCATTGCATTCCCCTCCATGCGGGTGAGCTACGTCTTCACGGCCTTCCGCTGCGTGTACGCCTCCCAGCGTGCGATGGTGCGCTGAACGTAGACCGGGTCGAGCTCGATGGCGCAGCACCTCCGTTGCAGACGTTCGCAGGCCATCAGCGTCGTCCCGCTACCTGAAAATGGCTCGAGCAGCACATGCCCTGGCGCGCTGGAATTTCGGAGCATCGCCTCGACGAGCTCAACGGGCTTCATCGTCGGGTGCTCTTCGCTGCGCTTCGGCCTCGGGATTGCGAAGACGGAGGTCTGCGCGTTGTCGCCGTACCAGCCCTTGCCTCCGCGCCCGCGCCCGCGCCGCCCACTCTCGGCCGGTTTCAGCCCGTAGATGATCGGCTCGTGCATGTAGTGGTAGTCGGTGCGACCAAACACGAAGGAGTCCTTCACCCAGGCGAGGCCCTGCCTGAAAATGAAGTGCTCCATGAATCGCTCGTAGAAGACCAACGAGTTCGGCCCGTCCGGGTGCGCGACGTAAACGAACGCTCCCGGCTTCAGCACGCGCGCCAACTGACCGAAGACCTGGTCGAGCAAGACCACGAGCCCATCTTCGGCGTCGTTGTGGACCTTCCCGGCCCTCGACTCGTAGCTGAGTCCGTAGGGCGGATCGGTCCAGACGCCATCGGGAGAAACACCGGCGCAGACGCGATCGATGTCGTCGCCCCTGGTGCTGTCGCCACAGAGCAGCCGGTGCTCGCCAAGCGCGAAGAGGTCGCCAGGCTTCACCCAGAGAGTTCCGGGTTCCGGGACGTCATCCGGATCGGTGGCGCCGATGGCTGCGCGCGCCGCGTCGTTGATCATCTTGTCGATGTCGTCGCCGTCGAACCCAGTTCCAATCAACGCCTCTGGGCCCATCTGCGCCAGGTCGACGAGAACGCGCTCGAGCATTGCGTCATCCCACCCGCCGAGTTCGACGAGCCGGTTGGCCGCAACGAGGAAGGCCTCGGCCTCGGAGTCGTTCTTCGACGACCAGCCGCGCTGCACCGGGATGAGCCACTCGGGATGCTCGCCCTCCCCGCGCACCTGCACCCCAGCCGGGTGACGCTGCGGGGCCTCCTTATGCATCGCTCGAAGAGCCTCGACGCGCCCATGGCCGCTGACGAGATTTCCGGTTCGGTCGTCGACAATCACGGCATCGTTGAATCCGAATCTGGAAATCGACTGCTGCAGCGCCCCGAGGTCGTGCTCCTTCACGTTCCGCTGGGCAGATCGAACGTCGCTGAGCGGCAGGTACTCGATGCGTCTCGGGTTCGTCACGGGCCATTCCCTTCGTCGGCATCGCGGCTACAGAACGCGTCGTCTTTGCACTGGTGGCCGTGCGCCACCTGGTCGCCTGGCAGGCAGATCCACGAGGTCTCGACAACATTCTCTGGCCGATGCCAAACCCCGCATCGAACGCACTGCAGGTACCCATGCTGCGCTGGTGTCATGGAGTCACCCTCCGGGCAGACGACGGCCTCGCGCCGCCATCGATGGGTCGAGATGAAGGGGAAACCGCCGTGCCAGCATTGCCCGGAAGGGGATCTAGGCGATGGAGGCGCCGAGAAGGTCCACCAAAAAGCAAACACCCGTCAAGGATCATCGCGGCCAGCCCTCCACGAGGAAGCCCCAGTCGCGGCTCGCCGGAAGGCTGGAGGCGATACCTGGCGCGACGGGTCGCCGCGACGGGTGCGCGTAGATCACGAAGGCGCTCGGGAAGGGGGCGCCGGACTCGAACCCATCGAACGGGAGCCGCTCGTCGTGAAAGTACACGCCGGTGATCAACCTGTCCCACCGGTACCAGTGCATGCCCGTCTCTGGGACGTAGCAGACGCTGCGCAGCCTGCCGCCCTTCCCGTCTCGGCACATCGCGACGCTCTGCCACCACTCGGTGTCGACGCGAGCGGGAACCAACGCGCATCCCATTGCGCGGTCGAGGACAGCCGAGTCGCGGGCCTTCGCCATCCATCCGCCGATCTGCCGACCGTAGGGCGGGTTCATCCAAAACGTCTCGCCCTCCCAGGACTGCGCGAGGCCATTGTCGCGCTCGGAGAAATACTTCGGGTGCTTCGCGTTCTCCTCGTTTGCGCAGACATCAACCGTGAAGTGCAGCAGCCCATCGAGCCAGTCGTAAATGAACTGCGGCGTCGCCCGCACCGTGGTGGTCGACGCGGTCATGACGCGCATCGCGTGCTTCTGTCTTGCCGTTTGCATCGTGTCCCCTCCCGCAAGTTGAACTTCGTTACCTTCGATCGTCCGAACCACTGAGGTCAAGCCGCTTCGCTCGGCGGAAGGCCAAATCCAACATCCTCTGCCGCTGGGCGCGTCGATCACGATGGAGTGCCATCACCTCGCGGAGCGCCATCGCTCCGAAGCCAAGGCACAGCATCGCCAGTAACAGGCCGCTCAGGTCCATGGGTCCCTCCGGTTCTTGATTTGCTCCAGCGCCGCATGCACCGATGCGCAGGCATCACCCGCGTGCTCCAGCAGCGTCTTCTGCTCCGGCCACAGCGCCCGGAGTTCCGGGTATCGATCCTCGAGTGACTGCCGCACTTGTTCCTTCGACCCGCTCACGCTGCCGGTGGTTGCCCGCTTTAGCTCCTGTGGCATGCGCTCGAAGACGTCGGCGTCGACCTCGGCGGCAAGAGCATCCACCAACGCACGGGCTCGGCCCAAGCCCGAGATGACAGACCACTGCACCCGGCCCTTCGGGAATGCGAGCGACTCAACCGTGATGACGTCCGGCCGATGCTCGTGCGCGAGGTGCCGAAGGCTCCGGTACAGCCATCGGCAGCGCGACGACATGTCATCGGCCTTGCGGGCGAAAACCCCCGGATTGGGAGCAGTCCTCCAAACGCCGACGCCGAGGAACGACAGCACGCCGTCGCTGGAGAGCGTGGCATGACACCAGCCGAAGCTGGCGAGTCCGGAATCGAACCCGAGGATGTTGATCATCGGCCGCTCCAATACGGCACTGAGCACGCCGGCAGGCACACGCGCACGATGTCTACGCCGGAGCCCCGCCTAACCGGACACCCGCGCTTTTCGGCGTCGGAGGCCACCGGCTGGAGCGCGTAGTGCCAGGCGCACAACGCGCGCCCGCAATAGTGGCAGGCGTGCTCGGCGTCTCGACCACAGTCGGGAGCGCCGCAGGCGAAGGCCGTCTGCCGGGAGATCAGCCGCGTCGGAACGTCTGTCGTCATCGCACGCGCCCCGCCATCGCACGCCTCGCGATCCGGAAATGGACCCGCTTCGTGGACGACAAGAGGATCTCCTCCTTGGTCTGCGGGTTCAAGATCCTCCGACTTTTCCGAGTGCGAATCGTGAAGACCCCAATCCCGACGAGCGCCACCCGGCCACGCGAGGCCACGCGATCAAGGAGCGCCTCGAAGAAGAGCCGGAACTCCTCTGCCGGCCGAACGTGGTGCTGGCCGGACGGAGCCGCCAGTTGCGCGCGCAGTCGCTCCAACACCACGCGCTCCAACACCTCCCACTCCGTCAGCCTCTTGTTGCCCATGGATTTCCCTTCCGCCTCGCGGCCACTGCGCGAGCGTCCGCGCAGTCCAAGACAGCCGGCACATCAGCCTGCAACGTTCGGTGCGAACATCTGCACTGCGTAAGGCAGGCAGGATTGCGACACGCCTTCGTCGCCCGGGCGAACTCGTTGGCGCCGGGCTCCTCCAAGACCCAGAGCCTCATTCGTCGTCCCCTCCCTCGTTCGCCAGCGAGAGTTGTGGGCGCTTCTTGGCCCTGGCTTCCTTCTCGGCTTCTTTCGCTGCTGCGGACTTGGCGGCAGCCTCGCGCTTCAGCTGCTCTCGCTGCTCTCGCTGGGCCTTATGTTCAGCCATCTTCTCGGAGACCAGATTCACCGTTTCGCCCGACTCGCGGTCGATCAGTGCTGCGGAGGTGTGTCGGTCCATTTTGAGCGTCACGCCGCTCTCGCCTTCGGTTTGTTTTAGGACCGTCACGCGCATCACTCCGGGCTCCTGCATTTTGCGCCAGAGGCCGAGAATCAACCGCGCGCGCCGCTCGATGTAGGCCGACTCGGCGATCTCCGTAAGGCGCGGAGGGCGCTCCTCGTTGTCGTCGCCCGGGCGGCCAGTGTGCGCCAGGACCACCACGGGGATCTGGTACCGCAGCGCAAGGTTCCGCAAGCGCCGGTACGACTCGGCGACCCGAAGTCGATGCTCGTCGAAGCGCTCGGTGTGGTGATCGACCTCGCCACCGTGGTCGACGTAGATCACCTGGACGCCCTTGCTCACCACCCAGTTCGCGGCGCGCCTGCAGAGTTCGTCGACCGTGATCGTGTCGTGTCGGTACGTCACCAGTTGCGAGAGCTTCCGGTGGACGCCGGGGGCGACCTCGCCGAAGCGAGCCTGCTGCGCGTCGGTGCGCGTCGTGGTTCCGATTGCCCGAACCGGCATCGCCATCTCACGAGCGATGATGCGCTTCGCGAGCCACCTGGTTCCATCTTCGAGCCCGAAGAGCCCGACTTTGAAACCGGCCTCCAACTGCGCATCAATCATCGTCCCGAGCATCGCTGACTTTCCGACGCTCGGCAGCCCGACAATCATGTTCAGGTTCGGCACCAGCCCTCCGATGAGCTCATCCAACTTCAGCATGCCGCTGGGGATGAGCACGGGACCAATCTGACCGGCCTCCTGGCGCTCCCAGTCGTCAGCGATCTCGAGCACGTCTTGGTCGCCTGAGCCATCGTCGCTGGTGAGCGAGATCAGGTCCCGGAGCGCGGCCTCGAGATCACCAGCCACGCGAGGTAGGTCGACCCCGTGTCCGCGCAGCGCGGCCAGTCCTCGCTCCAGCGCCGCCTGGAGGAGTCGGCCACGAGCAGTCGCCCGCAGGCTGTCGACGATGCCCGAGAATCGCTCCCGGTCGAGTGCGTTCGCTTCCTGGAGACTCTGCAGCCACCCCAGGTCCAAATCGCCGAAGGCCTTCGTGGCGCGCCCAGCCGCGAAGACCGAGACGGCGTCAGCCGGCCTGCGGCGCTGCGCCAGTCGCTGCAGGATGCCCCAGGCGACCCGCACACGAGGGTCGCCGAAGTCTTCCGGGCGCATGCCGGTCTGGTCGATGAGCGCGCCTGGGTTGCTTCGGAGGACGGTCCCCTCGGCGTCCAGGACCGCCCCCAGGATGGCTTGCTCGAGCTCCCGGCTCACATCCACTCCAGGGTCGTCACCGGGTCACGCGGCGAGCCGACTGCCTGCAGGGCTCGGAACCAAACTTTCTCGGACGCGAATGCGAGGAACGGGAATGGTGGCTCACGTGTCTTTGCCCAATGATTCCAAAGGTATCGATCCCACATGAGGGGGATGTCCCGAGCGTCGAGATTCCACTCGACTCCGTTCTGCGCCGGGAGTGCCTTCATTCGCGCGGCCATCTCGGAGAGCTTTTTGTTCACGAGCCCCGGAGGGATGATCTCGTCGTCGTCCGGGAGCCCGAGTTCGCTGAGTCGCGCCCTGCGTGCGCCCTGCAACTGAGCCCAGATCTCCTCCCAGGCTGATGGCTTCCGGGCCTTCGCGGCCTTCTTGGCCTTCTGCGCCGGGGGCAGCAAATCCGCCTGCTGGGCGGCCCCAGCCGCCAGATCATTCATACTGATCTCTGATCTCTGATCTCTGATCTCTGTGTTCGGTGCTGGGTTCGGTTTCGCTTCGGTGTTGGGTTCGGTTTCGCTTCGGTGCTGGGTTCGGTTTCGCTTGAGCGTCGCCGAAGCGACCACCGAAGCGTCGCCCGAACCGCCACCGAACCGGCCTGAGGTCCCCGGCTGAGGCATCCCACCGGACGCCTTCCTGGCCTCAGCGGAACGCACGCCACCCTTTGACGCGATGCGTCGGTTGAGCACCCGCCTCGCAATCGGGTCGAAAGCGCGGGACATGCCGCGCACCCGGTAGCCAGGGTCCCGCTCCTCCAGCACCCCCAGCCGCGCGAGCACCACCGGCTCCACCCGCTGGTCGCTCGCCAACTGCCACCGGAGGCCGACATCATCCGCAGTGAGTACCAGCGACGGCTCGTGCCCGAGCGGGGTCTTCTCGAGGATCGACTCGAGCTCCCTCGGGTCGCTGCAGAGTTTCCAAAACGCGTAGAGCGACCCGATCGCGTGCTGATGGGTCACCCGCATGTGAGCCGCCAGCAGAGCCGCTGTCGGTTCGATCGCCCGGTCGATCTGCACGTACGGTAGCGGGTCCGAGGTCCCTTGTTTTCTGCCCATGTTGTTGTCCCCTTCCTGGAAAAAAACGGGCGGACCATGCCCAACTGCACCAGCCGAGTCGAGCGATTTCTCGCGCTGGACTTCGCCTGCGCGTCGGGAGTACGGTCGCGGCGTCCGGGCATACCGCCCGGCCACAACGCTGGAAGGGGAACAACATGTCGTTGACGTCGAAGCAGTTGGAGCTGCGCCGCACTGGCGTGGGCGCGTCGGAGATCGCAGCACTCGCGGGGCTGTCGAGGTGGAGCTCGCCCATCGCGATTTTCGAGGCGAAGGTGCTTGGCGCCCAGATCGAGAGCACCTACTCGATGGACCTCGGGACGGAGATCGAGGCGCCCATCGCCAGGATCTGGGCCAAACAGCATCGGCGCTTCCTCGCGCGGGTGGCGACGCTGCGGCACCCGACGAAGTCGTTCGCGCTCGCCACACCGGACCGGGCCGTGTACCTGTCGGCCGAGGCCAGGGGGGACGGGCGACGCCTGCGCGATGACGTGCGCAGCGCCGAAAAACTCCTGCAGGTGAAGAGCACGAACTGGCGCCTGCGCCACCTCTGGGGCGAGGAGGGCACCGATGCGATCCCCGACGAGTACCTCTGCCAGGCCCACTGGGAGGGCTCGGTCGCCGGGCTCTCTGTCGTCGATTTCGCGGTCGATTTCGACAAGACGTCGCTCGCCCACTACCGAGTGGTGGTGGACCACGGGATTTTCCAGGCGCTCTACGAGATCGCGGAGCGATTCATGGTCGACCACGTCGCGAAAAAAATCCCGCCCCCTCCGGACGCCACCGACCGGTACGGCGAGTACCTTGCCCGCGCATTTCCGCGTGACGAGACCGCCGTACTCGAGGAGGTGCAGACGTCTGCAGAGGAGCAGTTGCTGCGCACGATCGAACTCTTCGCGAAACTGAAGGCCGGAGAGAAGAGACTCAAGGCGCTCAAGTCGCTCTGCTACAACACGATCGCGTCGCGCATCGGAGCCGGAGCCGGGCTTGTTGGCGACTTCGGGAAAATCACCTTCCGTCGCACGAAGGACGGCTCGAAGACCAACTGGGCGACGGTGGCCGAGGAGGCGCAGCGCCTCGCGGCTCTGGTGATCCAGACGATGCCGGGGGGTGAGCAGCGGACGGCGCTCGAACATCGGCTCGCCAATCTGGTGACAGATCACACCTCGGTGGCACCGGGGCATCGCACGATGCGCACGACATGGAGTGGACCGCTCAAGTTCGAGGTCGGCGCCCTCGAACTCAAGCTCGAACAGACGCAGAAGGCGCTCGACTCCGACATCAACGAAGAGGCGCAGCAGTGAACACGCAGGAAGGGGACACCACCATGACGACGGAGCCGAAGACCAATCAGCCAATCACCTCACTCGCAAGGACCGAGCGCACCCACGTCTCGCCTTGGCAGCAGTTGGAATTCACAACGGCTCGCATCGACATCATGCGTCGGACAATCACCCCGCCGACCGCGACCGAGGCCGAGTTCGCGTTTTTCGTGGAGTGGTGCCGGCAGACGGGGCTCAACCCGTTCCTGCGGCAGGCGTACTTGGTCGAGCGCTGGGACGCGAACAGCAACAGCAAAAAGCACGACCCGATGGTGGCCGAGGCCGGGTTCGCTGCGCGCGCCGATGCACTGCGGGACTTCCGGGGCATGCGCTCCGGGGTCGTCTACGCCGGGGATGAGTTCTTCATCGACGAGGCATCGCAGGAGATCGTCCACCGGTGGTCTGTGGAGACGCGCAAGAAGGACGCGAACAAGGTGATCGGCGCGTGGGCGCACGGGAGGCGCGAGGGGCGCGAGGTGGAGATCACCTGGCTCACGGTCGAAAGCCGCATCCAGAAGAAGCGCGACGGGACGCCCAACGTCTTCTGGAGTCGGGACCCGGCCGGGCAGATCCGGAAATGCGCGAGGGCAGACCAGTACCGGCGTCTGTACCCAAACATTTTCTCGGGCTGGTACGACCCCGCCGAGATGCAGACGGAGGTGGAGGTCAACACGGTCCCCGCTGCCATCCAGCAGGTGGCGCAGCAGGCAGCATCGAAGTCGCGCGCATTGGCCCAACGCCTTGGGGTGACGCCGGTCGCGAGTGCGCTAGCCGAGAAGGCCGAACCGAAGACGGTGCCGGTGCCGCAGGATGCCGCCGCCCAGGAGCCTCCTCCGTTCATGCCCGACGACGCCCCGACGACGCCCCGACGCGGCGAGAGCCCCAAGGCCCCGCCCAAGACGCCACCCGCCCCGGCATCGACGGTGCCACCGCTCACGCACCTGCGCTTCGGTCCGGCGCGTGGGACCGCGCTAGAGGACTGCTCGACGATTGAGTTGGAGGAAGCCCTGCAGATCGCCGAGGAGAATGTCGCGAAGGCGAAGGGCAAGAAATCTTGGATGGGCGCGGTGCGCGAAGGCATCGCCGCAGTCCAGTCGGAGATCGCGAGGCGCGAGGCCACCCTCGACGCCCCGGAGCCCGGCAGCGAGGGGTGAGCCACGCCGACGCGCCCCGGCCAAATCGCCACTGACAAGGCGGCATCTGGCCGGGGTTCTCGCGGTCGACTAGCACTTGGTGAGCCGGACGACTGCCGGGCGCTACCCGGTACCACGCCCTGACGCGGAGATGGGCGCCGCAACAGGAAGGGGACCCATGACTGACCTCGAAACGCGCCTCGAACGGGTGCTGCAGATCGCCGATCGGAAGACCACAGCACCCCCACGCAGCACCCTGAAGGCCAAGGTGACGGAGCGCCACCAGCGGGTGACGAAGCTGCGCGCTGAGGGTCTCACCTGGCCGCAGATCTCCGAGCGGCTCGGCATCACGGAGCGCCAGGCGAGTTGGGCGGCCAAGACCGAGGAGGAGCGCCGGGCTCTCGGGAAGCACGAGGCCGACTGCCCGGCGTGCGCTCGGGGGGAGTCATGAGGCTTACCATCCCGATGGTTTTCTTCGATCTCGAGACGACCGGGACGCAGCCACTCACAGATCGCATCGTGCAGATCGCATGCGTGAAGCGATACCCCGATGGGAAGGAAGTCGAGTGGGAGTCGCTCGTCAACCCCGGCTGTCCCATCCCGCCCGAGGCATCGTCCATCCACGGCATCACCGACGAGCAAGTCGCCGACGCACCCACGTTCGCAGTGCTGGCACCGAAGCTCGTGCGAGCGCTCGCCGGGTGCGACCTCGGTGGATTCAACGTGCGGCGCTTCGATATCCCGATGTTGCTCGCCGAGTTCTCCCGGGCCGGGCATGCCTTCTCGATCGACGGGCGGGCGATCGTCGACGCGATGTCGATCTTCCACGTACAGGAGCCGCGAAACCTTAGCGCCGCCGTGAAATTCTATCTCATGCAAGAGATGACGGGCGCCCACAACGCACTCAATGACGTGCGGGCCACGATCGGGGTCTTCGACGCCCAGACGAAGCGCTACAATCTCCCCGACACCGCCTTCGGCGTCAGCGAACTCTGCGCTGGGGACTCGGTCGACCTCGCTGGGAAACTGGTCTGGAAAGACGGCGAAGTCAGCGTCGCCTTCGGAAAACAGAAGGGCAAAGCGCTGCGATGGCTGGCTAAGAACGATCGCGGGTTCCTCGACTGGATGATGCGCGGGGAGTTCGACGCAGACACGAAGGCCATCGTCTCCCAGGCGCTGCAGGGCAATCACCTCGCCAAGGAGAAGGCATGAGCACCGAGAAGAAGGTCCTGGCCGTGTTCGCGGTCCGGAAGCGCCAGGACGGTGGTGCCATCTGGGTGCGCGCAGGGATCGCGCAGGTCAACCGAGACCGGAGCTTGAACGTCGGCCTCGATGTGCTCCCGCTCGACGGGAAGCTCCACATCCGCGAGTCGCACGAGGATCGTGGCGAGGTCTGGATCGAGCGCATGACAGGAGGTGGCGCGCGCATCGTGCTCCACCGCTCCGGTGAGCGAGTCGTCGTCCACGAAGACGCCGGGGTGACGGAGAAGCAGATCACCAGCGCGTTCTTCACTCGCGCGGTCAACGTCGCGCTGGAGAACGGGGCCGATCTCGCCAGCATCTGGCTGCTGGAGGAGGCGCCATGAAGCTGCGTCGCTCGCAGAAGGCGAGACGCGGGCACCTGCACACGTTCGCACGCCTCGGCACCGGCCCGAGGCGCTGCGCGTTCATCGCCGGAGAGAGGTCCTGCCCATGAAACCCAAGACGCAGTCCCGCAGTGGAAAGAAGACAGTCGCCGATGATGTGACCGAAGGCATGAAGGCCAAAGAGAAGGGCACCGCAAGCTTTGTCGAGCAAGTGAAGACCGAGATGGGATGGGGCGCCGATGTGGAGAAGAACGCCGCTGCGTTGCTGCCTCCTCCGGCGTCTCAATTGGTGACCATCCCGATCGATCTGCTCTCTGAGTCGCCGACGAACCCCCGCAAGACGTTCGGCGGGATGGACGCCCTGGCGCAGTCGATCAAGGCGGTCGGCATGATGGTGCCGCTGATTGTCCGCGAGATGGCCGGGTCTGAGAGGCTCGAGATCGTCGCGGGGCACCGGCGCTTCCGGGCTGCGAAGGAGGCGGGCCTCGCGTCGGTCCCGTGCGATGTTCGCGCGCTGAATGACGTGCAGGTGCTGGAGATTCAAATCACCGAAAACCTGCAGCGCGTCGACCTCACGGAACTCGAGGAGGCCGAGGCCTACGAGTCGATGCAGGTGCGCTTCCGGTACTCCGTGGAGCAGATTGCCGCGAGGGTCGGCACGTCGAAGGCGACCGTTTACTCGAGGCTCAAGCTGACGGCGCTGTGCGGCGAGGCGCGGAAGGCGATGGCGGATGGTGTGCTGCCGAGTTCGGTTGCGGTCCCCCTTGCGCGGCTCCCCACGCACGCGCTTCAAGCGAAGGCGCTCAAGGAGATGACCTCACGTTTCGCGGACGACGACGGTCAGTCCCAGGTCATCTCGGCGCGCCCGGCCATCGACTGGGTGCAGCGCGAGTTCTGCCGCTCGCTGAGGGGCGCCCCGTTCTCGCTCAAGGACGCGATGCTGCTCCCCGATGCCGGCGGATGCGACGTCTGCCCGAAGAATTCGAAGTCGGCGACGCCAGGGCTCTTCGACGATCTCCGGCAGGCCGGCCAGGTCTGCACCGATGTCGGGTGCTTTCGGCAGAAAGCCTCGGCCGCCTGGGCGAAGAAGGCTGCGGCCGAGGAGAAAAAGGGAGCCAAGGTGCTCGGGCTGGACGAGGGGGCGAAGCTGTTTTCGTCCGGGAGCCAGCTGCCATACGGGTCGAGGTACGTGGACATGAGCGAGCCAAACCACGCCGACTCGAAGAAGCGCACCTGGGGCGAACTCTGGGAGCGCCAGCCCGAGGACAAGCGGCCCCAGCGAGTGGTGGCTCCCGATCGCGAGATGAAGGCGCACGATCTCGTGGAGCGAGATGCGCTGGTGAAGGCGCTCGCAGAGAGCGGACTGAAGTGGGCGCAGATCGAGACGAGCCGCTCGGAGAACCTCAAGGCGGAGAAGACCGAGGCGAAGGAACTCCGCGAGGCGCACGACATCCGGCAGAAGGTGGTGGCTGCGGCCGCGCTGAAGATCGCCGACTCTGTGGCTCGCGTCGGCATGGACGACGCGGCTTGGCGCGTGCTGGCACGAGGCCTCGCCGGCCAGTGGCAGCGCAAGGAGATCCTCGATGCGCTCGGTTGGGAAAGCGTGGAGGAGAAAATCGAGCGAGGCCAGAGGCAAGATCTCGTGCGGTTCCTCTTCGTGAAGGCGATCATCGATGGGGACGATGGGGACGCGTCGGACGGCTACAGCGATTCGCTGAAAATGTTTGCGAAGGCGCACGCCGTCTCCCTGGCGGACATCGAGAAGGCCATCGAGAACTCGGAGAAGGCCGAGGCCTTGATGGGCGCGAAGAAGGTCAGCCCGGAGGCGCAGCCATGAAGGAGCGGCCGATTCTCTTCAGCGGAGCGATGGTCCGCGCCCTGATCAACCCATGGGTCTGGGTGGTCCGCTTCACTCGCCGACGTGCACCCTGACGAAGCAGCCCTGCGGAACGGTCTGGGAGCCGTCGACCCAGGCCAATCTCCACCTGCAGTCGTAGACCTCGGCATCGGCCACGTCGGCTGGTGCCCAGGAGAACTCCACGATGCCGTTGGCCGCGTCGATCTTCGCGACAGTGCCGCCGAGCGGGACCTCCACGCCGTCGCTCCGGCGCAGGCGCTGCAGAGCAACGGACGCTGTCGTCACATCGATTGGCGTCGGCCCATCCCTCAGCTGCATGCGCAGCCGAGGAAGCACGTCGCCCCGGGTGATTCTGAATTCGATCACGCTCATGTGGTCTCCGACGACCAGCGAGGCGCTGGTGGTGCTGATGAGTAGAGCAGATCCGGGGCGTCACCATCTCACGCGGGCGCCAACACCGGCCTCCCAGACGGACCCGAATGCCTGCAGCCCAGGGATACCAGTCGCGACCTGGCCGTAACCGAACACCGTGAGGTGCTGCGCTGGGCGCGCCCCGGCTTCGATGCGCGCGAACAATCCTGCGGTCGACCGAGCGCCAACTGTCGCCTCGAGATAGCCCCTACCGACTGGCAGCAGCGATGCCTTGTCGAGCCCGCTGCGAACCTCCCCGCGCACTCCCTCGATGGCTCGCTGGCTGGCCAACGGCACGTCGGAAGTGAGCGAGGCGTCGATAGGGGCCTTCAGGGGACCGATGGCTTCTCGAGTTCGGGGGCCGGACCATCTGACGGTGCTGCAGCCGTCTGCACCCCGGGCGACTGCAGTGTCGAGACCGCGCGCTCGAGCAGGCCGCTGATGAATGCGCCGAGGCCCGTGTCGGAGAACCCCATCAGCTTCGTGAGTTCGCCCAACTGAGTGGCGGCCTGTCCCCGGAAGATCTGCAGCGTCTTCGCCTTGAGCGCTGCGGCCTCCTCGGGGGTCAGTTTCCCGTCGGCGAGCGCCTTTTGGATTTCTGGACGGACCTCGCGCTCGGCATGAGCGACGGCGGTCTGCATCAGAATCCACAGCCCGTTGACCAGCGCCCAGATGCGCGAGTCTTTCGCGCGCCTCGACAGAAACACGCCGACGAGTGCGACGAGTGCGACGACGGCCGAGACGCCGACCAGCGCCAGCCAAGTGAAAAGCGAGCCCAGTGGAGTAGCCTCGGCGACGACGGGCGAGGCGCTCCCTCCGTCCTGAGCGAAAGCGGGAATGGCGAGCAGCACGAGCGCGAAGCGAATCATGGAGGTCCTCAGTTGTGGGTGTAGAAACGCACCGGGATGGTTGCGAGGAACCCTTCTAACACTCGCACTCGCCGGAAATTCTTTCCGCCTGCCTGGGCGATCCAGAGCTTGCCGACTTCGCCGCCAGCAGGCGCGCGCGTACCCATCGCGATGTGGCCGATGCCGCCAGGGTTTTTCTGCGTCGCCACCACCGGAAACCCGGAGTCTGCCCGGCTGCGCGCAACGTTCTCTGCGACCTCGTTCCAGTTGTGCTGGCGCCCGATGCCTCCGAGCCAGTCGCACATCATGTTCGCGTTCTGCTGGACGAGCCCGCGAGACGTGAGCTCCCGTTGCGGCACCTCGCACGCGAGCGCTCTCGTGGCGTCCCAGACGAAGATGTTGCACTTCGTGCCTTCGGCGGTACGCCGGTATCGCTTCGATGCCTCCACGTCGAACTGGTCGAGGATTTGCTCAAGCAACATCGAGGATCGGTTGCTGCTCCCTCCGGTGAGTGGCGCCGTCAGAGACCACCACGCGTCGTCGGGCATCCAGGTCATCGTCTCTCCGATCGATCTGCGGCCAGCACCATAAAAAGCAGAAGCAGCCCAGCGCCGACGCCTGCCCACTTCGTGGCGTCGACCACTCGATCTCCAGCGCGCTCCTCCAGCGCGAGGAGGACCCAACCGATTGGTAGCATCGCCACGCCGAGCGAAGGCCAGCGACGGAACCGAGCGAAGCGGCCAACGAAGTAGGCCATCACCCCGCCGTAGACGAGCAGGATGGCTATGTCAGCGGTCGTCACGACCCAACCTCTTCTCGGTCGGTCGGTCCTCGTCTCGTGCGTCCGCAGCCCGTCCTCCGAGCTCTTGCTCAATGTCTGAGTCGGGGTACGAGACGCGCTTCCCCTTGCGGATGGCGTCGGTCAACTGCCGTACCCTGTCGCGCGCCGAGGCCGCCTGGTTCGCCGTACTGCCCTGCGAGATGCCGATTGCCTTCGCTGCCGTCATGGACGCTCCTGTGAGGGGGGCCTTGGGGACTGGACGATTGTCTGGAGGCGAGCGTCGAGGCTAACGAGGCGTTCCTGGATGTTCAGCTGGCGCTCCCACTGGCCGCTGATTGCGGTCGTGAGTTCGACCACCTCGCGGATGGTGGTCTGGTGCGCGTTCTTCTCGCGCATCAGCAACCAGAAGAGCACCACCAGTGCGACCAACGTCAGCGCCAGAAACCCCGACAGCGGAGCGCGCTCGAGCATCGCGGCAATCTTCTCGGCGTCGTCGAGACCCATGAGAATCAGGGTATCAGCCCATCGCCCGGCGACAAACCGTGGTCACTGCAGGCCGAGGACGAGGATGTGGGCGACCACCGTTTGCGTGTTCAGGTCGACGGTGGTGACGGCGGACCCATCGGTCGGTCTGTTGATGACCTCGAATCCGATTGTCGTGTCGTTCGCCCCGAGCGATCCCGCGTAGTCGTAGGGCGAGATGTCATGGCCACCGGTGTCCGCCTTGGCGATCACGATGCGAGTCGCGCGAGGCACAGCAGCAGCGAGGTTCAGTTTGAATTGGCCGTGGGTCGGCGTGGTGCCAGCGACGAGCGACGCGATGTTCTGGCCGCCAAGCAGTTGGTAGGAGCCCGATGCGATGCGGATACGAGCCCATGCCTTCACGAGGAGGCCAGCCGTCAGCAGGTTCGTCTGCGGGGCGGTCATCGCCTTGTCGGCGCCAACCATCTCGAGTTGTCCGTTGAGGCGCATGTCGCCATCAGCGTCGACCGAGTAGCCCTTCCCGCCGTCAGCGGTGCCGCCGATGGCTACGACTCCAGAGCCACCTCGGACGCCGCCGAAGCCAGGGTCGATCTGCCCACCACCAGTGGCCACCACGCCAGCCCCAGGCGAACCGGAATTGAACTCGGCCTGCACAGCGCCGCCCGTGGAGATGATGCCTGAGCCAGCGTCAGAGTCTCCGATGGCGGGAGCGATCTCGCTCGATCCCGCAGCGATCCCGCCGACCGCGACGATGGCCGATGCCGAGTTGGCCTGCTGATTGTCGGCCGGGTCTCCAGAGCCACCACCCTTGGCGTAAATCGCAGGGCGTCCAGTGTTTGCTCCATTGGCGTCGCCTCCGACAAAGAGCCCTGCCGGCTTCGTTACCCCGCCAGGTCCGCCGTTGTTCGCCGCGAGGATCGCGATGCTCGGACTTTCGGCGCGAACACCGTAGGCGCCTCCGGAGAAGTTCCCGCCGATCCCAGTTGCAGATTCTCCGGACACGCCAATACCGGAAGTCGCCTCGCCATTCACGCCTTCGCCTGTTGTGACCTGCCCGCGAACGCCGATCGCCCTCCCACCAGTGGCGAACGCCTCGCCCTTTACGCCGGTTCCGTTCGCGTGCGTGTGCGTTCCGAGAACGGCGTGTTCTCCGACACCAGAGTGAGTGCTGTATCCGTGCACGCCCGCGAACCCAGAGCCACCCGAGTCACCTCTGATGCCCGGATTCAGATTGTTGCCGTACCCTCTGATGCCTGTGTTGAAGGTCTGGAAGCCAACCCAGGTGTGCGGGTCGGCCTCGAACGCGTCGAGCCAGACGAGCCACTGGTGCACCAGCTTCATCCACCAGTTGAACCACTGCGCCGGTGGCTTCGATGCGACGGCCCATCCGGCCTGCTTCTCGGCGAGGAGAGGTTCGGTGATTGGCGCTGCGCCCGTTGCCCAGACTGCAAGGTTGGTTGGTTTCGTAGCCATCGTGTCCGTCCTATCAGGCGCGCTCGGCGCCAACGAATGAGCCGCCCGTTGCATGGGCGGTGGAGTCCCCGAAGCCTTGCGTCGCCGATGCCTCTGGCGCAGCCGAACTCGAGAAGGCAAAGGCCGCTGCGTCAGCGACCGTCTGGTACAGGACCATCTGCCCGATGGCAGCAGACCTGGTGCATTTCAGCAGGCGAATCAGGCGCTCGATGACGGGCACGCCACCACCCAGGCGAAGCTCTACGGAGGCCGGGTAGTACGGCGTGATGAAGAGCGTCGGGAGCACGCCTCCGTTCCACGCCTTCACGACGGAGATCAGATCTTCGATTCGCCCGTTGCTCCGGTTCGCGCAGATGCGCGCCTTGATGAACGCGCGGTAGTCCACATCGGCAGCACCGTCGCGGGCCTCTCCGATGATGGCACCCAGGCGGTCCAGCCAGACCCCAGTGGCCGTGTCGATGTTGGTCTCGGCAATGAGGTCCCAGATGGCGGCCTCGACTTCCTGCGCGAGCCCACCGAGCTCTCCGATGATGCCGGCGACGCGCGGCTTGTCTGCGTACTGCGCCAGCAGCTTCGCCTTCGCCCGGGCAGAGTAGTCGGTGATCTCCGCGAGCATCACGGCACCCCGCTCGTGGACACGACGGTGATGCGGGAGGTGTCAAAGTCGGCGCGCTGACGAAGGGAGATTGCTATGGCGGTTGGGAGCATCGGGTTCGGCGCGGTGCTGACGAGGACCGGCTGCACATCCAGCACGCCTGCCACGGCAGAGAAGACATCACCCGCGATGCGAGAGGAGACCACATCGAAACCAAGGCCTCGCTTGTCGCCAGCCGCCACGATGGCAGCGCGCACCTGGGCGTCGCCATCGAGTGGGTATCGGGCCGGGTCCTTCGTGAGCGTTACGCCAACGTAGATGTTCACCACCGATGGACGGGTGAACTTGATCGCGTGGGCGTTCCCGGCCGAGTCGGCCACTGTCCCGGAGACGCTCCCCACGGTCTCGATGCCGGCTGCGACCGCCGCGAAGATTGCCTGGCGCAGATCTGCATCTGCCCCGCCTTCGACGAGTGCTTCGATGGCGTGCGGGGTGATGCCGTCGACCGTCACGTCAGTCGGGTTCTCAAACACTGTGCATGTCGAAACGCCGGCCACCTTCAGTAGCTCTGCGCGCACGGCATCGAGCGGCGAAGTCCCGATGGCAGCGATCTCCTGCTGCCTGCGCAGACGCAACTCGGCGTCCGTCTCTTGATTGGTCCCCGGCAGCGCGTCGAGCGCGTTGGTGACGGCGGCCCATCCAGATGCCGGCGTGTCGATGACCGTCAGCGTCCCGGCGAAGCCCTGCACTGGGCCGGTGGCTGTCGCCTCGGCATCCACGTCCACATACCCGACGCCGCTGCCGAGGCGAACCCACGTCACGGCTCCGTCGACGAAGGGCCCCGCGCCAGTGGGAGCGACCACCCCAGAGGTCCCAGCGACCGATGCCCTCCAGATGCTCGAGTCCGCGGCGACGACGGCCCCAGCCGCGTAGGGCGTCGAGGCAGACCATGCAGGCGCCGCTGCAATCGTCGCCGGCGCCAGCGTCTCGAAGACCGCAGAGGCTCCTGCGACGGAAACCCGTCTCCCGACATCCAGCTCCGTCGCCACGGTGCCGATGCACGTCAGCGTCACGGTGCTCTTCGTCGCCGGCCTACGGAAGGTGTTGGTGAGCGCCGCCAGGTTGTCGAGCTGGACTCCTGCGGCCCCAGACGGGTCGACCGCACCGGCCACGGCCTCGCCGAGCTCCCAGACCGTCGAGAGAGCGTCGGCCATGATGTCCACCAACTGCCCCGCTCGAGCGCGCGGGTCGACGTTTACGGCCAGTCCGAACACGCGACGGAAGGCCGCCCTGAGGTCGCTCTGGATATCCCCCAGCGTCTTGCTGACCCAGCCATGCGAAGTCACTCCGGCCATGTCACGTCCCCCCTGGCGTCGCCTGCAGCGAGGCCGAAATCAGTTGTCCGAGATCAGTTGACGCTCGGAAGGTCACGCTCAGCGTACGCCCCGCAACCTCCACACGCAGCGCATCGACTCCCGACACCCCGGGCGTCTCGAGGATGGCCTCGCGGAAAATCTCCTCCAGCCGAATCGGCTTGGGCTTGCCGAAAATCTCGGCGAAGTACGGGAGCCCGAGGCTCGTGTCGAGGAAGCACTCCCCTGCGAACGTCTGCAGCCTAGAGCGCAGGTCGCTGGCGATGCCATCAGCCCCAGTGAGCATCACGAGGTCCCCGTCGACGAGCAACAGGTCGCCAGACGCTGAGTCGATGGCGAAGTCGCGCGCAGCGGTCGCGCCGGCATCAGCCCCGGCCGTAGATGGAGCGGACCCGGAAGCGAGCGGCGTGATGGCGAGCGTCCAACTGAAACTCGGCATGGGTCACGCCTCCGTTCCTGCTGCGTCGACCGCGTACACGTCGATGGTGGGTGCGTCCACCCATCCGCCGTTCCGGAGGATCGTGAACCTGAAACCAGCAGCTACGGCCACCCGACTACTGGCTCCGTCGTACTGCGCTGCGAAGCGCTGGCCGTTGTGCACGACTTCCTCGATCCCCCTGGTCGGGAAACGAGCAGCGATGATGAGCATCCCGAGCGCGATGTCGTCGGTCACCTCAAGCACCAGCGGCGTCAGCGCGTCGACGGGCGTCCCTGCGGCCGGACCAACAATCACAACATCGGGTGCGCTGCCATCTCCGTCCTTGGCGCCGAGAAAATTCACGAGCCAGAGCGCAAGGTCGGGACGCTCCACGCTGAAGATCGCCACCTGCTGGAGCGCGATGTTGTTGAAGTCCGGCATCTCAGATGCTCGGGACCACGGCGATGAATGGAACCACGAGGCTTCCCATCACGGTTCGGATCTGCGCCACACTGTTCGGGATGCTGCCGCCAACTGGGCCATTACCAATGATGTAGAGGTCGGGCAGAACGCCTCGCTCGGTGTGCTGAGGAGTCGTCTCGATGATGCGGCACTCGATCGCGTTGTAGCTCGCGTTGATCGAGTCCACGCCCTGGCCTGTGATGACGCTCGCCCCATTGACGCTAGGGTTTACCAAACCGCCTCCGTTCTTCTGCGATCCATTCGGAGTGCGCGATGCGCAAAAGTACGTCGTGCTCAGGCGCGCGGCGTCTGGGGAGCCGCGTCCAGACGATGTCGTGTCTCCGGAGAGCACAAACTGATTCAGCCCGTCTCCGCCTTGCTGTCCGGTCGTCTTCCAGATGCCGATGAAGCAGGTGAAATTTCCGCGCCCGACGCGAGACGTCGCGAAGATGAACTCGCCCGTGTCGGCCAGAGTGATGTGCGCGTACCATGTGTTCCCGACGTTCGTGGTGTCGCCGAAGAGGTTATGTTGACCGCCGTCGTTGGGCGCGTAGGCCGTCTGGCCGCCCTGCACGCTGGCCGTCGTGGGGCTCGGAACCGGACATGCGCTGACCGAGCCTCCGGCGAAGGTTCCGGTGGGCGCCATGCTGAAGCACAGGAAGCCGGGCGTCGTGCTGAAGTTCAGCAAGAGTTCGAGACCCAGCGCAACGTTCTCCACCAACATCCAGTGGTGGGCGGTGCTGTTGTTCCCGCGCGTGAAGGCACCCGGGAAGGTCCCGCCTCCCCAGCGATCGGTCCCAGCCACGCCTGGCGAGGAGATGGCACCTCCGGTCACGGCGTCGCTGGAGCCACGGCAAATCCAAATGCTGTTGGCGTGCCGCGCTCCGCCCGTCGACCCCGTCGAGATGAGGTCTCGCAGCAATGCCGAGAGAACCCAGACGTGGAAAGACTCCAGGACAATCTGAGACGAGTTGTTCTCCACGAACGGCACGTTGCCCCTGGTGAAGTAGTTCCGCGTGTGAGCCGGGAGATTCGCCATGGCCGGACCCTATCTCGAGGAGAACCTCAGCGGTACGGAGCCACGTTGTCGAAGGTGCGGTACCCCTGCCCAGCCGAAAACCCGCCAGCAGTGCGAAACAGAACATGCGTTCCGAGCAAGTCGCACCGGCCAACACCGGAATTGGTTCCGACGAGCCACATCAATCCGTCGCGCTCCGGGCGCATCCACTCCGGGAGCGCGAACATCACCTCGCCGTCCACGGCGGTCCCGCTCGTTCGGTGGCAGGCGCCCTGGAGGTGCTTCAGGCCGAGAGCGTCAACCCAGCAGAGAATCTGCGTGTCGTAGGAGCCACCGAGATGCGCCCAGTTGTTCGAGAACGCCGGCTCAGCCATCGCAGGAAGCGCCTGCAGCGCGCGTAGCGTCCCGTAGGCCGCCTGCCTCACGCTGGCGTCCATCTGGGCCTGCCACCGCTCAGGCGCTATCAACCTGGGGAGTACCTCGGCACCGGTGACGCCCTCGGTGATGACCCTCTTCGTCGCCTCGGCTGCGAGGTCCGCCCGGCCCTTCTCGTCGTTGTTCACCACCAGCGGGTTGGCCATGGCTCACTTCACCTTCACAATCTGCGAGAGGTGCTGGGAGCCGCCGGCCTTGAAGTTGGCGATGCCAGAAATGATGGAGCCCAGACTGCTGGCGATGAGCCCCAGCTGCGACACGACGGCGGCGAATCCGGGCGATGCCAGCGCCCCGCCGACGATGGGGATCGCGTTCGCAGCAGCAGCAGCAGTGAGGCCAGTGGCAGCCACGCCCAGTTGGGCAATCACCTGCGTGACGGTCTGCGTGACTTGATCGAGCATCACGTCTTCGGCTTGTCGGTACGTGCTCCCCAAGACTGCTGGCTCCGTGACCGCCGTGTCCGAGTTGCCGCCGATGTGCACCTCGGCGGCCTTCATCACAACCTGCGGGCCGCCATCCTTTCCGATGGTGAGGTCGCTCTCCGATGCCCCGGTCCAGACCTTCGTGTCGTCATGCAGGCCCACCAGCGCGATGCCATCGGCGAGGTGGAAACGCCGACCGTCCGTCGCCTGCTCACCGCCTAGTTTCTGCCAGCGGTCCAGTGACGCCTCGGCAAAGACGACCACCACCCCGTCGCCTTGCTTCACCGGGAAGGTGATGCGGAACCCTCCAGCGCCCGGGAAAACCACCGGAAGGCTGACGAGCACCGGGAAGCTCTCATCGGCCAGAGTCCCATCCTCGAGGACGATCCTGCTCTTGAGGAGCGGTTGCACATCGACGACCTGTTTCGCGGCGTCGTAGCGCTCGACCCGTCCCGGCAAAACAGTGTGCGCGTCGGAGAGGCGCCGCATGATCACGGCGTCCAGAACCTGCGCCAGCGATGGAGTTCGCGATGCACTCATTCGGCGACCGCCTCAACGTCGGTGTACCAGTCGTTCCCGAAGGTGTCCCCGCTGTGGGTGACCTGCGTGGCCACGAAGGTGCCGCTCCTGCTGGCGCTCTCGAGTTTGAAACGCTGCCCTGGGCGAAGTCGTGGCTGCAACAAACTGCGGCACTTGAGCACCGGCGGCTCGCCCTTCGCGCCAGGGGAGCCCATCTCTGGGACGCCGACGAGGCCAGTGTTTGGCGAGAAGAGCGGGGCAAGCTCGCCCAGCACTTCTCCGGGCCCGAGCAGTTCGATGCGGCCGTCCTGGACGCTCCACGACCACCCAGCCGGCTCAAGCAGGCGCGTGAGCTCTGTCGACGCCTTCGCGTGCTGCACGTACCCGGAGGAGAACTCGCCAGCCAGTTGCTGGGCCTTCTGCAGCGCATTGCCTGGGTCCATCTGCAGGGACTGGATGGTCTTCCCGACGATGTCCTTCACGGCAGTCCCAGGTCGGAAGCTCCCACTGACGCGCGCGTGCTCGATGGCGCGCTCTCCGTCGCCGCCCTCGAACTTCGTGATCCAGTCGACGCCCTGCTTAAGGTGGTTCACCGTGCGCACGTCTGCAGACGCGATCTGCGAAACGTCGTCTCCGTAACCAGCCTGCAGCACGATGCGCATGCCCTTCCCGTCGCACTTCGCACGCGACGCGGACGAGAGGTTGAAGATGGAAATCTCTACCTGGTTCGGCTCGGGCTTGTTGTCCTTCGTCACCTTGAAGGTGGTCCGCAATCCATCGATCTTCAGCGCGTCGGGGATGAGCAGGACGTAGTTGTCGGGTGGCGGCTTCCCGACCAACACCACGCAGCGACGGTCGAACAGCTGCGTCACGCGATCTCCTCCTGCGAGAGATAGTAGAGGACCACCCGGCGCCCGATGTCTTCGAAGCCTGCCTCGGTCTGGGTCCCACTGGTGTCGACCGCGATGATGTCGCCGGGCGGGGTGGCTGCGAGGCCCCGGTACCGAGAGAGCAGGGGAACATCGAGCACGACGCGAATGCCAGTAACGATGGCGACGCCTTCCCCGTCGAGCACGTCCATGGACCACTGGCCGACGCGATCGTTCCACCGAAAGAGGAGCCCGAATGTGGTCCCATCGAGTTCGGTGGAGAACTGGAACTGCGCGCCTTCCTGGTTGATCGGAAGCTGGAGGATCATGGCGCCACCCCGCTCCCCGGCGTCGTCGCGCCAGTCCAGTCTGAGAACTTCTTGAACAGGCTGCGCTGCTCCTCTGGCTTCGGGGTGCCCGGCTTCTTTGTCTGGTCGGTCTTCGTCACAGGCTTGCGCGGGTTGGCCCTCGGCTTCTGCACGCGGTCAAGGCGTGCGAGCTGGCTCCTCACGAAGCGCACCTCCTCCATGACGAGCGAGAAGCGGATCGCGTCGGCGGTCTTCGAGTCGCGCGGTACATCGAGCGAGGTCACCACCATGTTCGAGTACGTGCGGAAAGCCGTCTTTAGCGTGACGGCGCGCCTGGCCGACTTCAGAGTGCGCAGTTTCGCGAACTGCTCTTGGGCGTAGCCGGGGACTCCGGGAGACCCCGGGCGCCCTGCGAGCTCGCTCAGCCCTCGGGCAGTGCGCTCCTCGGGGCCCAACGGTGTGTTCGTCAACAGCCCGTCCATCTGTACGCGCTCGGGTTGTTCGCGCGCATGGTCGACCGGGTTCGCGCCTTCCTCGATGGGGTGTCTGGTGAGCTCGACCGCCGAGGTGTGGCGCTCGGAGATAGAGCAGTCGATGGTGATCGAGTCGTCGATGACGACGCGCGTCGGTGCGGCCATGGCTTAGCTCCCAGGCGCAGCCGGTGAGACCGCGCGCATCTTTGTGCCCCACCAGTCATCCAGCGTGTCACGGGTGGCGCTGGCGACCTCCTGAGCGCTCTGCCCGGGGGACGTCTGCACCACGAAATTTCCAACGAACGATGGAGCGACGACCGCAGCCTTCGGGACGCCCGCGACTGAAGCGCTGGCCGAGGGCGAAGCCCCGCCTCCGAAGTGCCCGGAGACGCCGTCGACCGCAGCCCCGCCGACTGTCACATCGCCAGAGAGGAGACGCCCCAGCATGGGAAAGTCGCGCGCGAAGCCTTTCACGGCCTGAGGCAACGTCTCGGAGAAGAACCGGACGATCATCGTCTTCCACTCGGCGATGGCGGCTGGAAAGCGCGTCCCGATGTCGGTCAGTAGCCAGATGACGGACTTCAGCGCCGTCATGAACCAGCCGTCGCCAACATCGTCCGCCAGCCACTCGTCGAGAAACTTGGTCCACTTCGGGCCGATGTCGCCAATCAACGAGTCCCCGCCCTTCAGGAAGACGTACACGTCCTCGGCTGCCAGCGCGAGAAGCATCAGGAGCGCCGTCAGGAGAATCACCGGAGCGGCAGCTGCCAGCCATGCCGCAGCAGCCTTCAGGCCGGTGGCGACCAGCGTGGCCCCATAGATGATGGCTGCAGCCGTGTTCAGCGCGAAGGCCACCAGCTGCTCGAGCAGCAGCGTCTTGAAGGTGATCATCAACGCGATGAGCGTGCTGCCGAGAAGGATGGCCAGCAGCTTCCAGTTGTCGACGAGGAACTCGACCGCCACCACCAGCGCGCGGACGACGACGAGCAGTGCGCGGCCTGCGGCGATGAGCGCCGTGGTGAACTGCAGAATGCGGGACCGGAGCATCTCGCGGTTGGCGCGCACCCACGCGAGCATCTCCTCCACCACAGGAGACAGCGCCTCGATGAGAGGGCCCCCCAGGTCACGCTTGAGCGAGTCGACGATCCCGCGCAAGCGGTCGAGATTGTCGTTGAATTCGGCGGCCGAGGAGACGGCCTCACCACCCATCACGAGCCCGAGTTCTCGCGCCTCCGTGCGCATGCGCTCGATGCCATCGGCACCCTCATTGAGCATCGGCAGCAGTTGGATGCCGGCCCGTCCGAACACGTCGAGGGCCGTGGCGGTCCGCTCGGCGGGGTTGGGGATCGCCGCGACGGCAGCGGCGAGGTCCGTGAAGACGGCATCAGTCGACCGGAGCTTCCCCTCTGCGTCGGTCACCCTCACGCCAAGGCGAGCGAAGCCGGACATGGCCTCCTTGGATCCATTTGCGGCCTCGCCCATCGTCGCCGAGAGGCGCGTCAGCGCCATGTTCATCGTCTCGGACGATGCTCCGGAGAGGCCGGCCGCATAACCAAGCTCCTGCAGAGCCTCCACCGATGCCCCTGTGCGAACGGCTGCATCAGACAGGTTGTCGGCGAACTCAGCCGTCTGCAGTACCGACTCGGCGACCGTCTCCGCGACCGTCTCGAATGCAGCCACCAGCATCTGTGCGGCCTTCTCGAGCACAGCGGTCGCCACCTGCGCCTGGGCGAAGCCAGCCGCATCCCATTCGAGCCCAATCGCAACGAAGAGTTCGCGGAGAGATTCCATTGCCCGGGCATCCTCTCACTTCTTGGCCGCACTCGCCTCGGCCGCCTGCGCTGCATCGAGCGCGTGGTTCGCGTCGAAGAGGTCGTTCAGCGTCCAGGTGGAACGAAGCTCGGTCAGTGTGGCCCATCCCGCATGTACGAGGCGCCACGCCGGCCACTGCTCGTTCACGCGCTCGGAGGCGTGAGGCTCTCGTGCTTCTTGTTTGCGGCGAGCTTGCCGAGGGCGGCCCTCACCTCGACGAAAAAATCGCCGTAATTCACCTCCACGGCGAAGGCGACGATCTTGAAAACCGTCAGCAGCCTCCCCTGGAACTCAGCGTCGAACGTGCCGATGCCGACGATCTGCCTCCCGTCATGAAGGGTGAGCCGACAGGTCCCGAGGAGCCGCTTCATCAACGCCGTCACCTCGGCGGGGGGCGTCGACACCAGCGCCTGGCTGACGCCGGTGCCGATGGCCTGCAGGTCGCCCTTCGCGGCAGCCAGGATGCCCGTCAGCGCAGGGCCGACGAGACGGGTCAATTGGTGCAGCCCCTCCAGCCCCTGCCAGGCGGGGAGAGGGGAGAGCTCAACGGTGTAGCCATCGATGATGCGCTTCTGCGGTTCCATGCGAGTCCTCAGGCCGCCCCGCCAACGAGGCCGTCGAGCTTCGGCACCACGATGGTCCACTCGCGGGCCTCGAGCTCCTTGCCGAAGGACACGTCAGCAGGCTTCAGAACGTAGGCCTCGTCGCCGCTCATGACGGTGTTGCCGAGCCCGTCCGCGATGCGCGTGGCCCCGGCCGGGACGCCCGTCAAGTAGTCGCGGTTGTGCAACGCGCTGAGGATGTCGTTCGCCGGGCTGGTCTGCATCAGCGTGACGACAATCTTCCCGGCGCGGTTGTGGTTGCGCGCGCGCGCCACCTCGCCATCGGACCCGGTGAGAAGCGTCCAGGTATCCTCGTCGCGCGAGACCTGGATGAAGGTGCCATCGGTGAAGCCGCCGATGATGTTGCCACCGACGACCAGAGAGACCTGAGCGGGATCGTACGTTTCCAAGTGTTCCTCCTTGTGGGCCCGTCAGACGACGACGCTGCCGGAGATGATGACCTTGTGGATGGCCCCGGCGTAGGTCGCCGAGAACGCCACATCGCGCAGCGTGCGGGACGCCTTGTCGGCCGACGTCGCGTTGGCCGCCTTCGGCACCGAGACCGTCCAGCCCGGGGCGAGGGCCTCGCGGGTCTCGTCGCTCTGCAGTTGCCCGCTGATCTCCGAGGCCACCACGGCGATGCCCTTGTCCGTGTACGGCACCTTGTTGGGAGCCGAGAGCTTTCCGAAGACGCGCTCGCCGATGCGGGCTTCGAGGAAGTCGAGGTAGCGCACGAAATCGATGTAGTCGCCCGAGGCCGAGTAGCCCTCCTCCAGCATATTCACCCCGGCCGTCGCCTCGTAGAAGTTGACGTTCTTCGCGCGGAGGTTCGAGCGCTGCGTCGCGGTGTATGCGAACACCGGGACCCCAGCGAGCGTCTTGAATTTCCACGTCTCCTCGCCAGGGCTGATCGGGAGGCACCGGCCAATGGCCCCGGCGTCGGGGAAGTCCTCGGCCCCGGCGCAGTCGATCACGGCGGTCTTCTTGTACGCGAGGGCCTTGAGCGACTCGCCGAGATCGTCGGTCCCAGACGAGACGGTGTTCCGCATCGCGCTGTCGCACGAGGCCACCACGTAGAGCTTCTTGTTCGCCTCCACCCAGGCGGCAGCGGCCTCCACGTAGCCACGGCTATTGAAGTGAGTGAGCAGCCCGTACCAGTCGTTGCGCGCGAGCGCGATGGCAGCCAGGTCGGTGGCCACGCCCGGGTCGGCATGATCCTGCGTCAGCCCGACGTTCGGGTCGCTAGCCGAGAGGGCGAAGAACGCACCGGCCGAGTTCGCCAGTGCGCGCAGGAACGTCGTCTGGTCCGACGTGGTGATGGGCAGCGCCAGCGCGTCGATGGCCGCCTTCAGGCCGAGGATGATCTCGCTGAGCGTCGCGGTGCCGTCAGAGAGGTACGAGACCTCGGTGCCGTTTACCTTCACCTTGTAGGTGTAGTTGTTCTGCGCGACTGGGGCGATCGCGTACTGATGAGTGGGCTTGAGCGCCGCCCGGCCGATGAGCAGCTTCGGGGGCCTGGGAGCCTGGCCAAACACCTTTGATGCCTGCCTGTACTCGGGTGTCGACGCGGCGAAGTCGGCCTGCACGGCGGTCAGTGAGTCGTACTCGCGTACTCGCTCCACCCACGCAGCGCTCGCACTCAGAATGAGCGGCATGCCGAAGCCTGCCTGTGAGACCTTCGAAGCCTCGCTGGTGATCGTGATCTGAACGATGTCGGGAATGGCGGACACGGTGTGCCTCCGGTGCTTCGGTTCGCGGCCACCTTATCTGATGGCCATGGGGTTGACGATCTACGCTGGCTTCACGTCGGACGGCTGGTCGAGCACCACCGTCTCGATGAAGGTCGCCCGCTCGGTGGCCTGCACCTGCACGGCGAAAAGCACCGCCAGCGTGGCGCGGTCCTCCTGCATGCCTCCGCGCACGAGCGGAACTCGCTGGATGTCTCCCTCCTGCAAAACGCCAAGCCCCGCAGCATTGAGGGCATCCCGAATCGTCGGCAGACTAATCGCCACCTGCGCCTGCGCGAGCAACGAGCGCGCGGTCGCGCCCGGGCCCACTAGCGTGGGTGCAAACGCCTGCAGGTCGACGGTGAGCTCGCGCATGCCTCGCGCGCTGAACTCGATCTCCTGTCCTGCCGGTCTCCCCGCGTCGTAGTCGTGGCGGGTCTCGTCGAGGCCGCGCTGGACGGTGCCGCCGATGCGAATCGTTACGCGGGGCTGCTGCTCGGACGCCGGGATGTCCTGATCCGCGAACCAGACCTGCCCCTGGGGAAGCCCGGTCCCTGCAATCACCCACGCCCTGATGGCGTCTTCGATCAGACTCCAGAACAAGGGAGTCATGCTGGGACCCTCGTCACGGTGGCTCGGTAGTAGTTCCCGAGCGCCGCCCATCGGTCGATAGCGACCACCTCGAAGGTCGAGCCGTCGATGGAAACGAGGTCGGCTTCGATGCCCTCAGAGACCTGGGCGGTCCGAAGCTCGGTCGGCGTCCAGAGCGTCATGCCTTCGCGCTCTCGCAAGCCTTCGGGCAGGCGATCCATCTGTCGCCCACTGGCTGGCTGCACAGACGCCGTGATCGAGAAGCTCGTGGTGACACCGGCTACCCTGCGCCCGCTGTCGATCCCCGTGATGCCCGGACGAGTCACCGAGTAGGTGCCCGAGGCCAGCAGCGCAATGACATCGGCCATGTCGTCCACGCCGCCCAGCCTTTCAGATCATCGTTCGATGGACCAGCTGATGCTCTGCAGGAGCCGCCCGGTGTCGATGAGCGGCTTCGATGAGCCCTTGCGGCGCACGGTTGCTGCCTTCAGCGGAGGGGCGATGCCGTTCCGAATGGTCTTCCGCACGTCTGCGACAGCCCGCTCGCCCAGGAGCCCGAGTGCCTGATCTGCGTCGATGCGACCTGCGGCGATGGCCTTGAGCAATTTCTCCGCGAACTTTTGCCACTCGCGGTTCTTCGCGTCGAAGGTGCCCCGGAGGAAGGAGCGCTCGGGGATGTTTGCGCGCGGAGCTCCGAACTCGTGGATGGCGGCGAGTTCGGCATTCGTGAGATCGGGGCCGTGATAGCCACTACCGAGGACACCGATCTTCACTCGCGGCTTCCCCTCCAGTTGCTTCGCCGACGCCTGCAGGCGCTTCAGCCCATCGCCGCTGACGCGGCGTGACGACTTCATGTCACGCTCGCGCGCGGGCTCCACAGGCGCACGAGGCGGATGAACTCGCGCCCATAGCTCGTGGTGCCCATCAGCTTGGAGCTCGCCGACAGACCCTCAGACGATTCCACTGGGTTGGCGAACGACTTGGCCACCCCGCCCACCGAGACGCTGGTGAGGGGCCCGGCTGGGCTGGCAAATCCAGAGGCACCGCCCTTGCGAGTCCTCCACCCCGTCGCCATGTGCGCGACGAGTAGAACGCCGAGTCGGTTCGCCTTCTCTTGCGATCCCGCTGCAGCGACGTTCACTTCGAGCGCGGCCTGGGCGATGTACCGATCCAGCACATCGGCATCGACGGCCCCGCACTCGAGCTCGGGTGCCTCCATCCAGATGTCGCGCTTGGTGATCGTCAGCGCCACAGGTCAGCCTCTCCGCTCCTGCGCCTTGTCGGCGTGGGTGCGCTGATCTGGCACCAGCGCATCGGCCATCTGCACGTCGGCCATGGAGCCAAGGTCGATCTCGCTACCAGTGATGACTGTGGCCGACACCACGTTGTGCCCGGCTTCCTTCAACTGGACGATCGCCTTCGCTGCGATCTGCTCCACGTCGGTTGGCTGCTGGTTGTGGTGCGGCCCAACGCCTCGGATGGTCACGCTCCAGTCGCCCATGTCGATCAGACCTCGTCTTTGTCGGGGGTCTCGGCGGCGGCTTCGCCATCGACGGGGGTCTTCACGGCGATCGCGTCCATCTGCTTCTCGATGGCGTCGAGGACCACCTTGCGGCTCTCGTCGGCAGCCCAGCGCTCAAGCAACCCCTTGTCGACGGTGGACGCCACCAACTTCGCGGCCTCCTTGGCGTTCATGTCGCCGAGCTTCGTCTCGGACTTCTCTTCGACGATCTCGATGTTGCCCTCGCCGATGTGAAACCTAATCACCGGGAGGTCGAACGCCTTCCACTCCCTCGTGGTGAACGAGTTCACGCCGGGCAGCAGGCGCAGGAAGTCTCCGGCGAACTTCGTTCCGATGATGGACGGCAGGTTGTTCTTGATCAGCACGGTGATCTCTCCTTCGTAGTGGGCCGGAGTAGAAACACGAAAGCCCCGGCTGAGCAACGCCGGGGCTTTCGCTTCCTCTCCCTGTCCTGGGATCTCGACTTACCTAAATCCCGTCGCCGTAAGCCATCGACAGCGGGTAGTACACATGCACGCCGCCCACGCGAGCGTGGCAGGGCACCACGAACTCGAGGTTGCGCTCCTGCACGGGCAACTGCTCGAACTCCTGCGGGATGGCCGCCTGCAGGTGATCGGGCGTCATCGAGTACGCCACCATGCGGTCAGACATACCGGGGCCGACCTGCTTGAGTCGATACCAGGTATCGACCATCACGTTCGGATAGGTCGCCTGGAACCACTGCAGGATGGTCTTGTCGCTGCTGACATCGAACCGCTTCGTGCGGATCAGCGTGTACTGCGCCCGGGGCAGGAGGAGCATGTTCGGGCTCTCCACCTCGTTGGTCTGCGTGATGATGTACTCGCAGATGCCAATCATGTCGTCGACGATCTGCTGCGGCGTCTTGACCGTCCACTCGGGACCGGAGCCCGGGTCGGGGACGACGAAGTTCAGCGCGTTGGGCTGATTCAGAAGCCCTCGCAGGCCCGTCGCCAGGTCGCCCGATGCGAGGACGCGGTCGATGACGACCTCCACGGCCCGGCGCGCGGCAGCCGCCTTCGTCGCGTCGAGAGACACGCCAGCCCTCGACGCGGCGCGAACCTCCTGCAGATTGTAGCCGTAGCTGGCGCCGATGCCCTTCACCGAAAAGGTCTCCTCTTCGGCCTTCACGTCGGCGCGGGGCAGGTCGTCGGCGTAGCTGGCGAGCAGCTTCGCGATGCCGAACTGCGTGTAGCTGCGCAGGCGGATCGTCTCGACCGCGTTGTCGATCTCCGGATCGAGCGGGATGAAATCCTTGGCGCGCAGGTTTGGGTATTTTCTGTTGTACGTGCGCGCCTTGATCATCTCCAGCGCGCGGCTGAAGAAGACGTTCTCGGCTGCATCCAACTGGTCCATCCGGCGCATCGCCCGCGTCATGGTGTTCTCCTTGGGTGTTGCTGTTGCTCAGGGTTCAGGTCAGGCCGGTGATGGCCGGGATGTTCAGCATGTCGACATCGAGCTTCACGAGCCCGTCGCCGTGCGAGGTCTTCGTCTCCGCGAACGACAAGCCCCGGCAAAGAACTGCCGTAGTAGCGTTGGCATCGGCGCGAACAACGCCCTTCTGCGAGCCACCGGAGCCCGTGGCGTACCGAACGAAGACCTGGCCGCCCTTGGTGCAGGCGCCTTCGGACAGCGCGTACACCTGGCCCTGCTTCATCACGCTGATGAGGTTCGTCGGCTTCACGCCGATGAGCCCCAGTTGCGTCTCGCGATCGAAGTTGTGCGCATGCATCAGCACACCGGCTGGCTTGCTGTTCGCATCGACCATCAGGACCGCCTTGTCGGGCGTGCCTGCAACGGTAGAGGCGGCGCCCTCGGCAACCACGACGCCGAACGGGACTTCGGCCGAAACCTCGCCCTGGACGTAGGTCTCGATTGCGTCCTCGCGGAGGGCGCACTTCATGCCGGCGAAGGCCCGGCTCTGCTCGTCGTACGACAGGGTACTAATCGGCATGGTGTCTCTCCTGGGTGCTGCGGGTTTGGTTCCCCTGCATCATGCGCCGAGCGCCATCACGAGCGCGCCAAGCGAACGAAGACTCGTCCGGGGGTCATCTCTCAGACCTCGATGCCGCCCCGCTTCAGCGTGCGCTTCCACGCGTCGGCGTTGTCCTTGCGCATCTTCTGGTATGCGGCATCGGCGTCCACCTCCTCGGTGGCGTCGGTGTTCTCCGCAGGGTCGACCGCGGTGCGGGCGTCGGAGAGCACCTGCGCGCTGCACTCGCCGTCGGCGAAGGTCTCGAGCGCGGCGTCGAACCGCGCCTCGATGTACGCCTCGGACTTCCCGGCCCCATCGAAGGCGGGGTTGATCTTCTGGATGACCGCGATCCGCAGCTTCGCGTCGTCGCCGTCCAGCTTCGCCTTGGCTCCGAGCACCTGGCGGGCTTTCGTTTCGAGCCCGGAGCGGGCCGCGATCTTCTCGGCGATCTTCTTCGGGAGCTCGGCGAGCTCGGCGTCCTTCTTCTTCAGCGCCTCGCCGGCCTCGTCGAGTTTCGCCTGGAGCTTCTCAGCGACCTCGCTGGCCGTCTTCGCAGCGGACTCGGCCGCAGCCAGGGCGTCAGCGCGCTGCTTCTCGAGGCGTGCAAACGCTTGCACCGTCTGCTCGTTGCTCACCTCGTAGTCGACGCCATCGATGCGGATCTTCATGTGAACGTGGCCTTTCTGGACGGCCCATTCCGGGCCCGGGTGGTTCTGGGGGGAGATCGATATCACCCGATCATGTGAGGTGTCGATCTCCACGCCTGCGCCATCCATGCGCACCCGAGCCTCCGGGCCTGCCCGACCCTTCTGGACGACGGCCACATGATTGCCTCGGATGTTCCGCTGGATCGCGTCGTAGTGCTCGCCGTCTTCCGAGACGCCAGCCTCCTCTTCGAGGTCGCAGTTGTATCCGCAGGAGAGTTCGCGCGCGGTTCCGCTCTCGAGTTTCTCAATCAGTGCCGCGTCGGTGACGAGCAGTTCACCAACGACGAACCTCCCGGACTGGCGAGGACCAGCCGCGACGGCTCCGCGCGCGAACTCCTTCGTGTTCGCTGCGTCGAGGAATGCCGGGGGGTGCTCGTCAGTGACCGGGACGAGGCCGAAACTTTCCAGGGCGTCGGCGTGGAAGACCTCCTCGGGCAGACGAAGTTCCCGGCGCACCTTCCCGTCGCCAAGGCGGTACGCGAACACGCCGGTGCGGGTCAGCTTGCCGTCGACGCGCAGCCAGCCGTTCGCCAGCTTCGACGGCTTCTGTAGCTCCCCTCGGTCGATGCGCTGGACGCTCATGCCACCCACCATACCCTCACTCGAGGTCGTCGAGCAGAGCGCCGAAGTCGGGCTCGGCTGTGCAGCGGCAGTTGATTGGCTGCCCGGGGTGCCCGTCTGCCGGAGGGCTCTTCCAGGAGTACCTGTTCCCCTCGCGGTCGACGTGTGCCGGCCGCACGCGCTCGTCTCGCTCGGTGCGCCAGAAATAGTGCGTGAGCCCGAGCTCGGTCTGGCGCGCCTTGTTCACGGCCCCATAGAATTTGCCCACCTGGTCGCGGGCAATGAGCGCCGCCCTGCGCTCCGACACCTCGAACCTCTCCTCGATGTCTTTGGCGATCTCCTCCCAGCGCCGACCGTCGTTGACGCCGCTGAGAACGATTCGCTCGATGCGATCGAAGGTCTCGCTGGGTAGCGATTTGATGAGCGACACGTTCTCCGTCGTCCAGTCACGCAGTTTCTCGCCCACGCCCGCATCGCGCAGCGGCACCTCCACCCCGACCGCAGTGCGGATCTGCAGCTGCAGTTGGCTGCCCTGGTACTCGGTGGTGCGCCGACCGAACTCGCGAATCTGCTCGCCCAGGCGCACCTCGTTCCCTGCCGATGCCCGGCGAAGGTTGTCCACGATGGATTTTGCGCGCTTCGGACGATCGTCCTGGCGCTGCGCATCTGTGCGAACGGCAAGCGCCGACAACTGCGGAATCAGAATCGCCCTGGTGAGGTCCCGTGCCTCGCGCAGGAAATCGAGCAGATACCGGAGGTACGCTCGCTCGATGGCCTTCGGGGGATGCTGAGGGGCTACTCGGCGCCGGAGCCTGGGGCTCCCGCCCATCGACGTCATCTGCGCGCGCCGTCGCTGGATCTGCTGCGAGACGAGGCCAGCCACGTCACGCCTCATCTTTGGCAGGAGCCTCTTCGGCCGGTTCCGGTTCCGGTTCCACGGGCTGCATCTCGGCCGCCTCGACCTGCACCGAGCGAGCGTCCAGGTCGATATGCGTGTCCATGCTCCACGCGTCGCCGCCGAATCGGCTGATCGCCACCTCCTCCGGTGTCAGCACGCCGGCATCAACGTATGACTTGTCGGCGCTCGCCACCTTCGATCGGATCTCCGCCACCTCGGCCTCGGTCGCCTTCCAGAGCGGCTCGAACTTGATTGTCCATCTCTCGGGCTCGACCCCTGCGGTTGGCCCTTCACTCGAGAGGAAAATAAGGCGCACCAGCTTGTTCAGTCTCGGCCGCAGGGTGAGTTCGCGATCTGCCTCCTGATCGTCGTACCACCACCGAGTGTTGGCGGCTCCGGTGGCGTTGAGTCCGGCCGGCGCCTCCCCGAAGAGTAGCGACACCGGCATCTGCGCTGCGGCTGCGAACCTGGTGGCAACGCGATCGAGAAGCTCAGCGAGTCCGGCAACTGGCGTCTGCTGACGCGCGAAATCATCCTCCGCGTCGATGACGAGACTGCGCAGCACCGACCTCGCCATGTCGAGGTTTTGGATGCGCTTCGTCACCACGTCATCCTCGTTCGCCATGAAAAGTTCGGCGAGGCCCTTCAGTTTGTAGACGCCCTGGGCGAAGTCGCTAATCAAGGTCGGCACGGCGGCGAATGACAATTGGAAATCGCTCAGCGGCTCCACCAGCCGATTCAGCGCGCTGTCGCCCCACCCACGGTTCTCGGTGGTCGCGCGCCTGCTGACGGCAATGCCGTCGAATCGAATGACGCGAGAAGCGTGCACGACGAAGCCCTGGCCGCTCGCGCCGCCCCCGGAGACCTCGCGCCGCACCTGGTACGCCGTAGGCTGCCCGTACCCGCCCGAGAGAGGATTCGTATTCCAGCGGATCGGCCAGATTTCCCGAGGCCGCAGCACTACGAGATACCGTATCGCCCTCACGGTATTCTCGCGCACCGGCAGTTCGAGATTCGTCTGGCCGTCATCGACGCCCATCAGTAGGGCCGCCCCCCCGTAGGCACGGGCGTACTGTCCAGCTTTGATTGCGTTTGCCGTGACACCGAGGTCGTCGAGGAGCGCCCGCATGCCCTCCTCAGCCCCCTTCGTCTCGAGCCCGTCGATGTGCTCGGCGTAGGGCTGGCTTGCCTGGCGCATCCCGAGCGCGCTGACGCTCACCGAAAAGCCGTTGCGCAGCTGCACCTTAGGGGCCGTCTCGATGATGCGGGCGGCCATGTCGTCGCCCCGCCACATCTCCTCGGCCGTGAGCTCATCGACGAAATTCCGCGCGTACCGCGCGCCGAAGCGCCTGTCTCGCCTGGCATCCCCGACCTGCGTAAATACGTTCGACCACCCATCTCCGCGCCGCTTCGCTGCCTTCGCCTGGCCCATGCGAGCACCGTACATGATGCGAGACGCGATGGGGGCGATGAGGGTGCCGCGAAATGGACAGAGTCTCGCGTATCGCCCCTGCCTCACCTCGCGCCATCACACGCCAGCGGCACGCCCGGCACGCCCCAGCGGCACGCCCAACACGCGACAGTACGCCGCCGCGCGCCTCAGGTAGTCCGCGCTCGACAGCCCGCACGACTCGGCGACAGCCTCCAGGGCAGCCTTCTCGTCGCGCGTCATCCGCACCAGGAGCGTCGCGTCGAGCCTGCCATCTGTTTTGCGCGGGCGGCCGGGGCCTCGCCTTGCCGTGCTGGTGTCGATTTTCATGTCGCGCTCCGCGTGCACCAGCCGGCTGCCGGCGGCTCGCCTGAGCCTGAGCCGTAGCCATCGCCTGAGCCGTAGCCATCGCCCGAACTGGTGCCATCGCCCGAGCCGGTGCCGGTGCCGCTATACCCGCCCCCAACCCCGATTCCAGTTCCAGTTCCGTACCCGTCCCCGGTCCCAGTGCCGTACCCGCCAGACCCGCCGCTGTATCCGTCATATCCATACCCGACGCCGCCGTCGCCATACCCGACGCCGTCGCCACCACCACCGTCGTCGCCGTAGCCGGTGCCGGAACTCACGACTGCCTCTTCTTTTGCTGCCATGTGTCTCTCCTTGGTTTGGCGTGCGCACTAATCCGTGCGACGACATTCACTGTTCGGTGGCGGCGGTGGCAATCCTCAGTCGTCGCACGAGGAAAACAAGGGCGGCTGCTGCCTGCTGGGGCACGACGCCGTTTCCGAGGAGCCTGAGCCGGTCGGCCCACGAGAAGGCGAGCTCGGACTCCTGGTGGGCCGGGGCACCGGCAGAGACCAGCCCACCGGCCAGCCCATCAGCGCCTCGACGAATTCGGGATTCAGCCGGAGCGGGCCCACCAGCTGCGAGCCACTCTCGCCAGCCGTCGTCATCGCCGGGACCGGGCGGAAAGACACTGCGGCCGCATCGAGGTAGCCCCGCCTGAGTCGGTGCGCGTGGCTCTTCGAGCCCTCGGCCCCCGTGCCCTTGCCCTCGCTCGCTCGCGGGGTTCCCCACGCCCGCATTGCGCTCGTCCCACGGCCAGAGTTCCGCGAGGTCGGCACCCCGGCGGATGGCCAGCACAAAAATTCGTCTCCGTCCGTGAGGGGCACCCACGTCAGAAGCACGAAGGCCGACTGCGCAGCCGGTGTAACCGTAGCCCTCGAGGGCGGCGAATACGTCGGGGAGAGCGCGAGATGCGCCTCCGACGTTTTCCCAGAAAATGAGCGGAGCCTCGCACTCGTCGGCGATGCGGAGCCCCTCGAAAAAGAGCCCACTCCTGCTACCGCGAAGCCCGGCCTGTCTTCCGGCGACGCTGAGGTCCTGACAGGGACTCCCGAAAGCGAGGCAATCCACCACTCCACTCCACGGGCGGCCGCTGAAGCTGACAGCGTCGTCCCAGACAGGAGCCGGTGCCAGGGACGCCTCCTCCATCCGGGCCACGAGGCAGGCCGCTGCATAGGCGTCCCGCTCGACGTACACCACAGTCCGCGCTCGGCCCCTGGCTGCGAGGTGAACTCCGAGGTCGAGTCCGCCGCCGCCAGCGAAGAGGCTGACGATTCGAAGCACGCGCGGGGCAGGTAGAGCCACATTCACGGGACCGCCACGGCCGCGCCACGCAGCCATCTCCGGGCCCGACGCCACCACTTCGGCCGAGCCACAGGAGGACGCCCGTCGAGCGCCTCTATCCAGCCCTCGCCGTACCCGTCGCCGTCGCCGTCGCCGTCGCCGTAGCCATGGCCGTCGCCGATGCCGTAGCCGTCGCTCACGACCGTCATGTGTCTCCCGGGTGGTGCGGTGCCCATCTCCGCGTGAGGCTGGGACCCGAGATGCGCTCTCGGGTCAGTGGCGAGTCACTCCCCGGAGCCCACCACGTCGCCGTCGCCAGAGCCGTGGGTGGGGCCATAGAAGGAGCCGTGACCATAGCCCGAGCCGCCGCCGTAGCCGGTGCCATAGCCCGAGCCCTCACCGTAGCCCTCACTGACGCCGTCACCGGTGCCGTCACCAGCGCCGTCACCAGCGCCGATGCCGTGACCGTCGCCGGTGCCGTGACCGGTGCCCGAGCCGTGCCCGTGCCCGGCATTAGCACCGGTGCCATAGCCAGCGCCGTAGCCGGTGACGCCGCTCACGACTGCCTCGAGGGCGCGTACGAGCCCAGCAGGCGCTCCAGCTCCTGGACGCGGGCTCTGAGGTAGACGATTTCGCGGCTCTGGATGCAGCCGTAGCAGATTCCAGCGTCGGTCTCCGTGGGCGTGTACGGTTCGCCGCACTCGTCACACTCCCTCATCCCCATCAGATCCATCCCGACGGTCACGACTGCCTCGAATTTTCGAACGACGCCCGCGCCTCCTCCGAGCACTCAAAAATATTCACGATGCCGCTGAGGGTCGCACTGACGCAGGGCGCGCCGATGCGCGAGTCCCCGGCGCTCGGTCCGCAGATGCCGTACACCGCGAGGGACGTGATGCCGCCCGTCCGCCCGTACCACCGCGCGACGTGGCGCACCTCCCGCGCCCTCACCGTCTTCGTTTCGCCGTTGGCGTCGCTCGTCACCTCATCGACGAGACCGACGTAGAGCCCGTAGCTTTTGTTTGCGATGATGCAGTATTTCGCTTCGGCCATGTCGTCTCTCCTGTGTGCTGCGTGGTGCGGTGCCCATCTCCGCGTGAGGCTGGGACCCGAGATGCGCCCTCGGGTCAGTGGCGGGTCAGACGTCGGGACCGGAGCCGTCCCCGTACCCATCCCCGTCCCCGCTCACGTCGCCGTACCCGCTCACGTCGCCGTACCCGTCGCCAGTACCGTACCCATCCCCGTCCCCGTAGCCATCGCCAGTGCCATACCCGTCGTCGTAGCTCACGACTGTCATGTGTCTCTCCTGCGTGGTGCAGTGCCCATCTCCGCGTGAGGCTGGGACCCGAGATGCGCCCTCGGGTCAGGCGTCAGGCGTCACCTCGCACTGCGCGAAACACGCGGCACCCTCATTGCCCGCGCGCAGCGTCACGCGGATACGGGGCGTCTCGTCGTAGTCGGCCGTCGCGAGGAACGCGTCGAGCACGTCATCCTCGGTCCACGTCGCGGGCACCGCCGCCCAGTAGCCCATCATGCCGTCGTCCAGATGCACGGTCGCCTCGGGCACCGGGATTTCGGCCCACTCGATGTTCGGGATCTTCTTCTTCATGCGTCTCTCCTGGATGCTGCGTGTGCGGTGCCCATCTCCGCGTGAGGCGTGGGACCCGAGATTTCGCCCTCGGGTCAGTGACGGGTGGGTGGGTCAGACGGCGGCGGCGGCGGCGGCGTCCTCGGGCTCGACCGCCTCGCCGATGTCCTCATCGCTGCCCTCTGCCGTGCCCGCCGTGTGCATGCCGGGCCCTGCGATGTAGACCGTCTCGCCGCGCTCATTCGCGGCGAGCTGGGCCCACGCCCTCGCCTGCGCGCAGGTCTGCGCGATGCCCAGATCCCCGCCCTCACCAGTCATCATCGAGTAGTGGCTCATGTCGTCTCTCCAGTGCGTCGGCCTCACTGCGCCGCCCGTGAGATATATGTATATCGGTATTCGCGGGAGCGCAAGCCCTATTCGGTCGATTTCGCGAAATACTTTATTTCGCCAGTAGTGACGGGCGGTTAGCGGGGCCGGGCCACCAGTGCCTACCTCGCGCCGGACCGGTTCCTCGCGTTTGATTCGTAGTTTCGGCCAGCAAGAGCCTTCGCTCCTCGCGTAGCAGGGCGGAATCCGCACGCTGCGGCGAGCCGAGTTTCCCTGGAGCCCGGAGGTGAGCGACCCGAGAAGGGAGCGCAACCAGCGGCACGACCACTTCGGGCTGCTGTCGGTGCTGGCTGCCGCGTTTGCTTGTGGCCGGACGTGCTTGCGTCGCGTCGAGGACTTCAGTGCCGACCTCGGCGCTGTGGCTCGCCGCGCTCTGGGCGTTGGCCGCGCCATTTCTGACACCACGTTCT